ATGAATAAGCGTACCAAGAAGAAATACAAACCATTCAAAGAATTATGGGATTGTATGGAATGGGTTATGTTTAGATTGAATAGACATGTTACTCGACTGGATAGCTTGGAGAATCGTTTGGAAAATATGAGAGTTATTGATTCCGCAAATATTCAGACCATCAATCGTAAGTTTGAAGAGTACGAAAAACGGGTTGAAACATTAGAACGTGAAGTCAAACAGCTTAAGAAACCATGGTATAAACGGAGGAAGTGATGGCAGAAGTGGTCACAATGGATGAATTAGCCAAAAACAAAGAACGAGGAGTTGGTTGCCGTGGTATTCTCAAGGCAGAGCTGGAGACAGTTACCAACATTGAATCAATTGTTATCGTTAGCTTGAACAAAAATAATCAGATTAATGTTTCTTATAGTCGCAATAGCAGCTTAGAGGCATTAGGTATGTTGGATATTGGTAAAGCTATTTTGTTAGACGAAATGCAATAGGAACCGTGCGGAATCCCATACGGTTTTCGATTTGCCCTGTCGCATGGCGTTAAACTAGGCAACTACGATTGAAAGGATATGCTATGGTTACTAAGACGAAAACAAGGCTTGGCAATCAGCGTCCAACTCAATCGGTAACTTTACATTATGCTGAAAGTCTGGCCCATGAGGCTATAGAACTTTATCAGAAAACAGGTCGCAGCTGTTATCCTTGGCAGGTCAATTTGCTTGAGCATATCATGGGAATTGATACCGAAGGCCTTTGGGTACATCAGAAATACGGCTATGCTATTCCACGGCGAAACGGTAAGACAGAAGACGTCTATATGCTTGAGTTGTGGGCTTTGCACCATGGATTGAAAATCTTGCACACTGCACACAGAATCAGCACGTCTCATTCTTCTTTTGAAGCATTGAAAAAACTTCTGGAGGACATGGGATACGTGGATGATGTTGACTTTGTTTCTAACAAGGCAAAGGGGCAGGAACGGATTGAGTTTAAATCTACTGGGTCAGTGATACAATACCGAACTCGGACAGCCAATGGCGGTCTTGGTGAAGGTTTTGATTTGCTGATTATAGATGAAGCTCAGGAATACACAGCCGAACAAGAATCAGCTTTGAAATACACGGTAACGGACAGTGATAACCCTATGACGGTTATGTGTGGAACACCACCAACCATGGTATCAACAGGAACTGTCTTTACCAATTACCGAACAAAGGTTTTAGCCGGTAAAAGCGAATACTCGGGTTGGTCTGAGTGGTCAGTCGAAGACATCAAGGATGTCAACGATACTGACTCCTGGTATTTGACCAATCCGTCTCTTGGTTATCACTTAACCGAGCGTAAAATCAAGGCTGAAATTGGAGATGACGAACTTGACCATAATATTCAGCGTTTAGGTTACTGGCCAAGCTTTAACCAAAAATCTGCTATCTCTGAAAATGAGTGGAAGAGGCTTGAGGTTGAGGCGGTGCCAGAGCTAACAGGAAAACTATTCGTTGGTATCAAGTATGGTCAAGATGGGGCAAATGTGTCTATGGCTATTGCAGCACGAACGGACGACAAGAAAATCTTCACTGAAGTGATTGACTGTCAATCTGTCCGAAATGGCATGCAGTGGATCATCAACTTTTTGCAAACCGCAGACATTGAGAAGGTTGTGGTTGATGGAGCGAACGGGCAAACACTATTAGCAAACGAAATGAAAGATTTCAAACTTAGGAAGCCAATCATGCCGACAGTCAGCGAAATCATCACGGCCAACTCTGTCTGGGAACAAGCTATTGTTCAGGAAACTCTAAGACATGCTAACGAGCCTTCTTTGACTGATGTTGTGACCAATTGTGATAAACGGAATATAGGCTCGAACGGGGGATTTGGTTACAAGTCCCTTTATGATGACCGAGACATCAGCTTGATGGATAGTGCTTTGCTAGCGCACTGGGCTTGCTACATGACGAAGCCTAAAAGAAAGCAAAGAATCAGTTATTAAAAGTAGCATCCAGAAATTGGGTGCTTTTTTAATGCACAAAAATTACCGAACGCACGGGAAAATGCGGAGAAAGGACGTTAATTATGTCATTTAAACCAATTGAAACACAGGAAGAACTTGATCGCATTATCGGTGAACGCTTAGGGCGTCAAAAAGAAAAATACGCTGATTATGATCAGTTGAAAAATCGTGTTTCAGAACTTGAAAAAGAAAACGGTGTGTTGAAATCTGCAGCTGAATCAACTAAAGCAAGTACATCTGATTTAGAAAAACAAATTGCAGAGCTGCAAGGTCAAGTCAAAACTTACGAAGGCAAAGACTTGCGCTTGCGTGTAGCAGTTGCCAATGGCTTACCGATTGAACTTGCTGACCGTCTTGCAGGAGATGATGAGGAAGCCATCAAGGCAGATGCCGAACGTTTGGCTAGCTTTATGAAGCCGACAGAACCAACACCGCCAATGGCATCAACGGAGCCGAATGTAGAAAGTGGCTCTGCAGAAGATGAAGCTCTGAAAGGGATGCTTCGTAAAATGAGAGGAGAATAACAGATGGCAACATTGCGATCAGGGGATATGTTCCCAGAACAAACAGTAAAAGATATTTTTAGCAAAGTAAAAGGACACTCTACACTAGCTAAACTTTCGACACAAGAGCCTATTCCATTCACAGGAACAGATACATTTGTTTTTAACTTGGAAGGCAATGCTGAGATTGTTGGTGAAGGCGAGCCATCAAATGCAGGCAACGCTACAATGAAGCCTAAAGTAATTAAACCAGTTTTAATTACTTATCAGGCGCGTGTATCAGAAGAATTTGTTAAATGCTCAGAAGAAAAACAGCTTAATTACCTCAAGTCGTTCATTGATGGGCTTGCCAAGAAAGTTGCTCAGGCAATTGATATTGCCTCATTCCATGGATTGGAACCAAAATCAATGACGGCAGCTTCGTTTAAAGAAACAAACTCATTTGATGGCTTGATTACTGGAAATGTCGTTGAATATGATGCAAACACAATTGATGAATGTATTGACGCAGCGGTAGCTACGGTTACAGCGAATGAGGGCGAAGTCAACGGTATTGCACTTTCCCCAGCGGCTGGTGCAGCACTTGGAAAAATCAAAGTCAATGGTGTTGTTCAATATCCTGAATACCGTTTTGGCCAAAACCCTGAAGCATTCTACGGAATGAAATCAGATGTCAATAAAACATTAGCTACAGTTGCTAGCGGAGCTAAGAAAGATTTCGCCATTGTCGGTGACTTTGAAAATGCACTTAAATGGGGATATGCTGAAAACATTCCGCTTGAAATTATTGAATTTGGTGATCCAGATGGCGCTGGTCGCGACTTGAAACGCTACCGTGAAGTTTGCTTGCGTACTGAAGTATATGCAGGTTGGGGAATTCTAGACCCAGAATCATTTGCACGTGTGGAGGGATAACATGGAATATATCAACAAAAAAACAAAAGCAACTGTTGAAACAGATGCAAAACTAGCTGGAGACTGGGTGCCTGCTTCCGAATTTGAAAAAGCCATTGAAAATCTAACTGTTCCACAGCTTAAGGGAAAACTTGATGAACTCGGCATTGAGTACAACAAGAAAGCCCAGAAGGCAGAGCTCTTGGAATTGCTGGAAGCTGCTAAATCAGAAATGGAGTAGTCCATGGAACCATTCGCTACAATCGAAGACTTGTCCACATTGTGGCGGGGACTAAAACCGGCCGAAACCAAGAGAGCAGAGGCTCTTTTAAAAGTCGTCTCCGACTCTCTTAGGGTTGAGGCTGAGAAAGTAGGTAAGGACCTCGACAAGATGGTCGAAGCAAAGTCTTATTTCGCCACAGTGGTCAAGTCTGTGACTATTGATGTTGTCGCACGTACCCTTATGACATCGACTGACCAGGAACCTATGACGCAGTATTCCGAGTCAGCCCTTGGCTACTCTGTCTCTGGGTCTTATCTGGTCCCTGGTGGCGGTCTCTTTATCAAAGACTCGGAACTTAAACGCTTAGGTCTGAAAAAGCAAAGATTTGGGGTGATTGAACTTTATGACAAGGATTAATGGTAGACCGATTGTCTTGATTGACAAACAGGTCATTGGCAAGGATTCGTTTGGTCATCCAAAGACTGCAGATGTGGAGATTGAGGTTGAGAACGTCTTGATTGCGCCTGCAACAACCGAGGATATTACCAATCAAATCAATCTTACAGGTAAAAAAGTTGTCTATACTCTCGCTATTCCTAAAGGGGATATGCACGACTGGACGAACAAGGAAGTTCGATTTTTTGGCCAACGATGGAGAACGGTTGGCGAGCCTTTGGAAGGGCTTGAGCATTTGATTCCGCTCGGGTGGAATAAGAAAGTGCAGGTGGAACGGTATGGCTAGAATGAAATTTAAGTTAAACCGTGCTGGTGTCCGTGACTTGTTAAAGTCGCCTGAGATGCAGGCAGTTTTGACTGACAAGGCAAATGCTATCCGAAACCGTGCAGGCGATGGGTATGAATCGGATATCTATGTTGGTAAGACTCGTGCTAATGCTATGGTTTATGCGGATAGTATTAAAGCTAAGCGGGACAACAAGAAGCACAATACCTTGTTAAAGGCGGTAAAATCATGATTGAAGTTATCACGTTGAACTTTTTGACCGAACATCTTTCTGTGCCTGTCTATACGGAGCACGAGGAAGAGATGCCGGATAGCTTTGTGGTCTTTGAAAAGACCAGCGGTGGGAAAAAGAACCATCTGAACCAAGCGACTTTAGCGATACAATCTTATGGGCAGTCTTTGGAAGAGGCTGCCTTTTTGAACGAAGAAGTCAAACAAGCTGTTGAGAAGATGGTGGAATTGCCGTCTATCAGCAGGGTTGAGTTGAACTCGGACTATAATTTCACAGATACGGAAACCAAACGCTATCGCTATCAAGCGGTAGTGGATTTTATTTATTTTTGAAAAGGAGAAAATTGAATGGCAGATGCAAAACTTGTGTCATCGGCAAAGCCTGATATTGCTGGGGCGATTTCGTCAGCTCCAACAGGAACAAGCCTGCCGACTAATGCAACGGTCAAGCTGAATACAGCGTTTAAGAACCTTGGGTATATCTCAGAGGATGGTTTGACCAACGAGGATACTCGTGAATCGGAAGAGTTGAAAGCGTGGGGTGGTGATGTAGTGGACACTCCACAAACAGGAAAATCAGACAAATTTACCTATACGTTGCTTGAAGTCTTAAATGTGGATGTCTTGAAAGAGGTCTATGGCCCTGAAAATGTGAGTGGTGACCTGGCAACTGGAATTACAGTCAAAGTAAATTCACAAGAATTGCCTGTACATCCGTTGGTTGTTGACATGCTGCTGAAAAATGGTGCTAAGAAGCGTATTGTCATTCCGAACGCTAAGGTATTGGAAGTCGGAGAAATTACTTATGCTGACAGTGAGTTGGCTGGATATGAAACGACTATCCAAGCCTTGCCAGATAGCAAAGGCAATACACACTATGAGTACATTAAGGGAGCTAGCGAGTCAACAGGAACAAGCTCGCCATCGTCATCGTAAGGAGGTTTGAATGTTTGAAGTAAAAACTAGTACAGGTCTTGTGCTTAGCATTGACCAAGACCGTTTGGAAAACTATGAGCTTTTTGAGGCAATCGCTGCTGAAGAATCTGGAGACAGTGGTGCCATGATTCGGATTGTCAATTTATTACTCGGTGACGAAGCGAAGAAACTCAAGGACCATGTCCGTACAGAAAAAGGGCTGGTGCCAATTTCTGCTCTTGGTGCTGAAATTAAGGACATTTTCGAACAAGTCAAAGACTTAAAAAACTCGCAATCCTCGCCAGAATGATTGCGGTAGATGAGGATGCTCTTGTCTGTGATTTGGCTGAAACCTATGGCATATATGATTATCGACAGCTACCTATAAATCGGGTAGCTGTTTTTGCTTGTGGTTTAAGTGAGTCATCACGGATTAAGAAGGTCTTGTCTGGTCAGAAGGAAGACTTGGATACTCTGCTGCTTGCAGGTATCTATGATACGGTTCGCTTACTCTTTTGGGCTAAAACTAAGGACGGACAGGCCGGACGGAATCGTCCAAACTCTGTCGCCCAAGCCTTGGTAGGTTCGAAAGCGGAACGTGAAGAGAGGGTCTTTTCATCTGGTGAGGAGTTTGAACGTGCTATGCGTGCGCTAGAAATAGAGATTGGAGGTGAGGAGCATGGCGACTGATTTGGGTTCTGCTTATGTGCAGATAGTTCCGTCTGCTAAAGGCATTAGCGGGTCGATTTCAAAATTATTGGGTGGCGAAGTTGATAGCGCTGGTAGGTCAGCTGGGTCAAGTCTTGGCGCTTCACTCGTCTCTGCTTTAAGTGGCGCACTTGCGGCAGCAGGAATTGGGAAAATTATCGGTTCGGCTCTTGGAGCTGGTGCTGATTTGCAACAATCTTTTGGTGGTCTGGATACTATCTATGATGGTGCTCAAGAGTCTGCTAAGCAGTTTGCAAAAGAGGCCTACAAGGCTGGAATATCGGCAAACACCTACGCAGAGCAAGCTGTATCCATGGGTGCCAGTCTGAAACAAGCTCTTGGTGGTGATTCGACCAAGGCAATCAACATGGCAAACGTGGCTATCATGGACATGACGGACAATGCGGCTAAAATGGGTACCGATATCGGTATCATCCAACAGACCTATCAAAGTTTAGCCCGTGGCAACTATGCCATGCTAGATAATCTTAAACTCGGCTTTGGTGGCACAAAGGCTGAAATGGAGCGATTGTTGACGACTGCTGAGGGCTTGCCGTCTGCTATGGGGCGCAAGTTTGATATCAGCAACTATGCGGATGTTGTCGAAGCTATCCACCTTGTGCAAGAAAGCATGGGGATAGCTGGAGTTGCAGCTGCCGAAGCTCAGAATACTTATTCAGGGTCCTTAGCTGCTATGAAAGCGAGTTGGGAAAATACACTGGCAGGCTTGTCCTTGGGCGAGAATATAGCTCCGCAATTACAAGCCTTGGCAACGACGACTTCTAATTTCTTATTTGGAAATTTCTTTCCCATGGTTGGTAATATCTTCAAGGGTTTGCCGACAATGCTTGGGACTATTCTTGGAGACGGTTTAGGTAGAGTCTTTGGCGGAGAAGTGTCTGGGAAGGTCATGGGCGAGTTAAATAAGCTAAACGAAATCATCTTGACATTTTACGATATGACTTTTGGTTCCTTGAGCGAGAAAGACAATATCGATATGCTCGAAAAGGTTGGCTTTAGTAAAGAAACAGCTTCAAAGATTGTGTCTTTATCCAGTCAAATTGGGTCGGTCATTACGTCGTTTTATGACATGATTTTTGGGTCGTTGAGTGAGAAAGACAATATTGATTTTATGGCTCAAATGGGGGTCGATGAAGGTACTGCAACAACGATTGTCAATTTTGCAAATACAATTCGAACTGGCTTTGAGGGTGTTTGGTCTACTGTACAGACATTATTTGGACAAGTTCCTGGTTTCTTCTCTTCGATTATTGGAGCGATTGGACCAATCATAACGACTATCATGGATGGGATTTCAAAACTGGACTTTTCAGGTATCCAAACGTTGATAGAGTCTGTTTTGCCAGCAGTTCAAGCAGGTTTCCAGACCTTCATGAGCATTGTCAGTCCTGCCATTGATTCGGTCGTTCAATCGTTTGTGTCTATGTGGAATGCGGCACAGCCTTTGATAACCATTTTGAGCGGTGCTTTGATGCCTGTTTTTCAAATTCTGGGGTCATTCCTTGGAGGAGTCCTCAAAGGTGTCTTGTCGGGTGTGTCGTTTGCATTTGATGCTTTGAAAGTTGCTATTGAGTTCTTGACACCCGTAGTCGATTTTTTGGTACAGGCTTTGAATTTCGTTCAGCCTGTGCTGAGCACGATTGCTGAATGGATTGGTGTGGCTATCGGTATGTTTGGTAATCTGGGTACAGCTGGGCAAGGTTTGAGTGCCTTTATCAAGTCGGCTTGGACCAATATTCAATCAGCTATTCAGACGGCTGGGAATATCATCCGAACGGTCATTGACTGGATCAAGTTGGCTTTTTCTGGTGCTGGAAATGCTGTTGGTGTGCTTAAGAATGTCTTTTCCTTGGCTTGGATGGGTATTCAAGATGCCATTCAAGTTGCGAAAGGGGTCATTGATGGTGTTATCTCTGGCATCAAGGGTGCTTTTACAAGTTTTCAAAGCGTTGTATCTAGCGTCGGCGGTGCTGTCAATGGGGTTATCACTAATGTTATTTCTACCATTAGAGGAATTGCTAATATTGACCTTTCTGGGGCAGGTTCCGCCATCATGAATGGCTTCTTGGGTGGTTTGCAGTCTGCTTGGGAGGGTGTCAAGAGTTTCGTAGGCGGTATTGCTGGCTGGATTGCGGAAAACAAGGGTCCTATCTCATACGACCGTGTACTTTTGAAACCTGCTGGTCTTGCTATCATGCAAGGTTTAAACACCAACTTGCAAGTGGGATTCAAGGACGTCATGGGAACGGTATCCGGTATGGCTGGAGCAATTGCTAAGCCTTTTGAAAATCAATCTTTGGCCTATGATATGACGTCAAGTGCATCGGTGGATGTACGTCGAAACTTGCTGTCTTCTACTGGTGATTTGGCTGGAAATGATGGCGGAAATAGTTTAGCTACTCGTCTGGCGAACATCGAGCGATTCCTATCTGCTTTGGTGGATAAGGAGTTGGCAGTTTATCTGGACGGTGAGAAATTGGCTCAGAATAGTTACATGCATCAAGGAGCGATTATGGCAAGGGAGGGTATTTAATGAACTATATGATTATCAATGGCTTAGATACTTCGACCTTGGCAGATTGCCATGTTCTTGACTTTGGTAAAGCACAAACTTCAGTCGAGCGGTCTGAACAAGTCGAGGTCTTCGGTGCCAATGGTCAATTACATGTCAGCGAGGGTGCGTATGATGGCTACAACAGGACATTTATCATCACGCTACGACATTTGGCAGATGCTATGCGCTTGATTGAGGTTTTTCAGTCGGAAAATAATACAGTAGAATTCGGCTATCTGAGGGATAGCATTTTTTACTGTAATTTGGTATCTAGTAGCTACGTGCCACTTGGTCCACATCGTTGGAAGGTGGAAATTACGGTGTCCATGCATCCGTTTCGGTATGTTAAAAATCCAGCTGACGTCGTTTTGACCTCATCAGGTTCTGTGCAGAATCCAGGTACGGTCTATTCTGAACCTATCATCATCATAGAGGGTTCGGGACGGGTGACCTTGACCATTGGTCAGCAATTGATGGAGTTAGAACTAGATACTCGTGCGACCATCGATTGTCGGCATAAGCGACAAAATATCTATGACAAGAATGGTGCTGTAAAGAACACCATTCGCAAACGTGGTCCATTCTTTGAGATAGCTGTTGGAAGAAGCGGTATTGCAACAAGTGGAACTGTCTCAAAAATAACAATCAAAGGGAATTGGAGGTACAAGGTTTGATTTATCTAAAAGACGGTAATATCCCGCTTAATCTTGCTTACGATGATGACATCGTGCAGGAGGCCAATAGCACCTACCAACTTTCCTTTAAATTTCCGCTGACTGATGGGAAGTGGAATCTGCTTAGACGGGAAGTTTTTCTGCTGGCTGATGATCTACACGGTGAACAGGAATTTTTTATTTTTGAAGTAAAAAAAGCCAAAGGTCATGTGCAGGTCTATGCTAAGCAGGTCGCAACATTATTGAATTACTACTCTATCAACTCTATTTCGGTTGACAGGGTACCAGGGCAGACGGTTATGACTGCTTTGGCAGGTAGCGTTAAACGACCATGTCCATTTACGTTTTTTAGTGATATATTAGACCGTCATACGTTTAATGAGTCCAATGTATCTGTAATGGCTGCTTTGGCCAAGGATAAACACTCTATTGTCGGTCAGTGGGGTGGTGACTTGGTGCGTGACAAGTACCAGGTTAAATTGTTGAAAAATGGCGGCATTGAGAATGAGTCGCTATTTATGTATAAAAAGAATCTCAGTAGCTATGAAGAGTCTGAGAACATTAACAACTTAAAGACACGATTGCATCTCAAAAAGACGATCAAAGGACAGTCTGAGGGTGAGGCAGACCGTGTAATTGCAGTGACTGTGGATAGTCCGTTGATTGGGCAATATCGTCAAATCTACGAAGCAGATATTGAGGTCAATGACCAAGATGTGACAGATGTGGCTAGCTTAACTGCCTACGGGAAACGTTATTTCAGTTCAACACTTTGCGATTTGGTTGAAAATTCTATCAATCTGGATGTCAAAGGCAAGTCTGATGTATCTGTTAAGATGTTCGACATGGTAAGTGTATTCCACGAGCGATTCGATGTGGATTTGCGTTTGAAAATTTCTAGCTACCATTTCGGACCGATGTCTAAGCGATTGAAGTCAATTGGTTTTGGCAAGGTGTCGCAGTCATTTGGCTCGACAGTAGCGAGCATGGTCGCTGGCAGTGTTGATAAAGCAACTGGAAGATTGTCAGCATCCTTTGAACAGAAACTGCAGAAGGAAATTGACAATGCAAACCGCCATTTCGACGCTGAATTCGACAAGCGAGTTGAATCCATCAATGACGGTATCGAGCAAGCCCAAGCTGAGGCTGAGCGGTATGCTGACGCTATTAAACAGGAAATTGATACTGAAATCGCCCAAGTCAACCAATCCATGCAATCCCAGGAACAGGAACACGACAGACAGGTCGCAGACATCTTGTCCAAGACTCAATCTGTCGAATCACTTGCCAACCAGGCAAAGTCGGATGCTGCTAGTGCATTGGCTAGAGCTAACCAGGTAAAGACCGAGGCTATCGCAGATGCGAGAGCGCAGGTAGCGACAGTCAGTCAAGCCTTAAACACTGCCAAGTCCGAACTGCAGACGGCTATCGCTAGTGCTGACCAAAAGGCCAGAGATAGCCAAGCGAGTGCTACAGCTTTGCGAAACGACCTCAACTTGCAAGCTAGCAAGATTTTGGAGCAAGCACGAGCACAGACAGCTTTGACCAATCGTGTGACGACCGTTGAAACCTTGGCAGATGGTACGAGGTCAACAGTCGCAGAACTCTCTAAAACGGTTAATAAAGCGACAGGGGACATCACTAGTGTTACAGCTAGGACCAAGACAGTAGAAGACACTCTGAGCCAAACGAGGACCCAATACGAAGCTCTAACACAGACCGTCAATACTCAGACAGGACAGATTGAGAGTATCAATCGAAAGACTGCTGACTTGCAGAGTGGCATAGATGGCGTGACGGAGCGGTTTGAGAATCTGAGGGTTGGTGGGACTAACTTATTCAAAAATAGTGATTTCAGTCAAGGGGAAAAAAATTGGCATAAATTGCCTGAAATCCATAATGAAGCTACAGGTAAGTATGTAAGATTGCCAGCTCGTCTTTGGACAATGGCACAATTTGTTGAAGTCGAGCAAGGTGAAGATTATGTTATTAGCCTTTATGCAAAGAAAATATCAGAAAGCAGTTCTAGTCCGAGATTAAATATAAAATTTGATTCGTTACATAACGAAGATACTGATTATGTTGAAATTACAAAAACTGACTGGAAACGATTTATTTTTAAATTTCGTGCAAAAAAATCGGGTAAAGAATTAGTATATTTTTTAAATCGAAATGGTATCGAAGTCGATATAAAAAATATAAAGATGGAAAAAGGGCTTTTAGCAACAGACTACTCTCCATCTTACGAAGACTATCGCTCTGAAATCGCAACATACAAACGTACCGCCGAGGAATCCAGTGCAGAGTTGTCCCGTCAAATCCAATTGGCAGATGGCAAGGCTGTCGAGGCTAAGACCTACGCCCAGCAGACTGCTGAAGGCTTTAAGACTCGTCTGGAGAGCCTAGAAAGCTACAAAGATGCGGAAGGTACACGAGCCAACCAATATTTGACTGCCAGTCGAACCGAAACTGCCAAACAGTTATCTGCCGAACGTGCCGCGATTGCTACTAACTATGTGGCTAAGTCTACCTACGACGAAAATGTCAGAGGAACAACGCTAAAGCTTAACGAGATTAAGACGACCGCTGACACTGCCAAGCAAAATCTAGCGACTTATCAAAATACAGTCGATAGGAAGCTAGAAGAATTGACCACAAGCACTCAAACACTTGACGGGAAAATCAACACTGCAAGTGCCAAGGTCGATACCGTGGCGGGACAGATACGGACTGAGATTAGCGAGGTTGAGGGGAAGATACCTATCACAGCCGGAACACGTAACTTATTAAAAGGCACTAAAGAGCTGACTGATATATATTGGACATCGAATGTAACAAGTGATTACTATCAAGGATTTAGGATCGCCAGAACAGCACCATCGGCAGCAACATATATTGACACTTATAGAGCGTCAACAACAATTGTTCCTGATGCCACGGAATACATAATCAGTTTTTACGCAAAATCCTCGATTAATGGCACACCGATTAACAACCACTTTTATAGTCCAAACACGACAACAAGAAGCGAAAGTAACACAGGGTACATCGGTAAAGGGACAGATGGTCTTGCCATTATCAATCTGACAACAACTTGGCAACGCTACTGGATAAAATGGACGCAGACACCATCTAACACTAAGAAAAACGTGATAATCGGACGTAATTTTAGCGCAAATAATGCAACAGTTGAAATTGCTGGGGTGGCTCTATACGAGGGTAGCTTAAATAAGGATTGGTCACCAGCGCCTGAAGATTTTGCGAATGAACTATCATCTGTTAAAACCACAATCACTCAAACCGCATCCGGTGTCGAGCAATTATCGACTAGCCTGACTACGACTGATAGCAAGGTCACGACTGCTGAGGCTAAAATCCGACAGTTAATTAGCGATGTGTCAAGCAAAGTATCTCAAACGGACTACAATACGTTGACTGGCCGAGTCGATAGCGCTGAAACAGCGATTACTCAAAATGCGACAGAGATTAGCAAGCGATTGACAAAGACGCAGGTTGATAAAGCTATCACAGATAAAGGCTATCAGACAAAGTCTGATGTTGACAGCAACATCACAGGTCGTGGCTATATTACTAATAGTGCATTGCAACCTTATGCCTTGGCTACAACAGTCCAAAACCTCGTCAGAGAGACTGCGGATAGTTTTAGCCGGACGATAAGTGAGACTAAAGCGCTGATTCCGACATCGGTAGGTGGACGAAATCTGATTAGAGGCTCGTCTGAAATGATTATAGGCAGTGGTCGTTGGCAAGATGGCACATTTCGAAAATCTGGTACAGGTAATATTAAGACAATCAACATCAGTAATCCGCCTGTCCCAAATGTGACTAAAGGAATAGAAGTTGAAATTGCGTCAGCTACCGAATGTGGGATTGCCCAAGACACACTATTTTTACCAAAGGGCACCTACACATTCACTGTTTGGGTCAAGGGCCCAACTGGAGCCACTGGACGAATTGATACGTTTAATGGTAGCGGGTCAAAATCAAAAGTGTTTAAATTGACAGGCGGCTGGGATAAAGTAACAGTCACTAATACATCGACAGTAGACGAAACTAAAAATGTCGGTTATGTATATCTACAAAATTCTCCCGGTTACCCTGCGAAAATGCATTTAACAGCTCCAAAACTTGAGGCAGGAACCATTCCGACGGATTATACACTAGCCATTGAAGACTTGGCCACTGTCACTGCCCTACACGATGTCAAAGATACGGTATCAAGCCACACCCGTACTATCGGCGCTGTCGGTGAGACAGGCAGTATTTTGGACAACGTCAGCAAAGTTACTCAGACTGCAGCGGGTTTGGTGCAGGAAGTATCTGGTGATAATGGACTCAAGACACAAGTCAGTCAATTGGCTGGGTCTTATGCGATTAAAAATTTGACCAGCTCAGGCAAGGTACTTAACCAGCTCAACCTAAATAAAGACGGTTCGGTCAAGATTGACGGCAGTCTCGTACAGATTACTGGTAGGACTTACATACAAGACGGTGTGATTACATCCGCTAAGATTGCAGGCTTAGATGCTGGTAAGGTTACGACGGGTTATTTAGCATCTGCACGGATTAAAGCGAATAGTATCGATGGGTCAAAAATTGCATTCGATGAAGCTTTCTTCAACAGGTTAGTCGCGAACCAAGCCTACCTGAAGAAGTTATTTGCCAAGGATGCATTTTTGACAGCAGTGCAAGCTGTAAGTTTGTCAGCGAGCCAAATCATAGGTGGATTGATGAGGGCAACCAATGGAGCTATGGAGATTGACTTTAATAATTCGGCTATTGATATGTTTAAAGATGGCGCGATAAGATTTCACTCAGGCTCTAATGCTATCTATCGTCAAAGTACAGATGGCATCCATACAGCGTTTGTGCATTTCGACACAACATCCAAGGGGGGGATATATGCTTCTCTTGGTTCGACATCATCAAGGGATGGTATTAACAGTAAGTCTTCAGGTCGTTTTGCCGGTATCCGAGTGGCTCGGACCTCTGAGCGTTCAGATTCTCATGTTGCGTCGCAGGATGCTGTTGAACTGTACGGAGATACAATTTTCTTCGGTCATGGTTTCGAAGGCGGAGGTTTCTCGATGCATACAACTCTGACGGGCGGCCGAACGATTAGTCTAAACAAGATGCATGACGCACTCATTAACCTTTGTCGCTGCTGGATACACTTGCGAAACGAAGGTTTTAATTTGAATAGTTCAGCATTCAGGAAGTCGTTAGATACAGAAATTCATAACGCACAACAACTTTATAATACAATCGAAAGGATTACATAATGAACCAAGAACTAATCAACCAAGCGCTACGCTTGACTAACAATGACCTCATGACTAAATTGTCAGAGGAAATGACGACCAAGAACTTGCTCGCTGTGCAACTAACCGAAGCGCAGCAGACGATTGCCAATTTGCGGGCAGAAATTACTGAGTTAACAAAGCAACTGGACGAAGCTACTAAACCAGAAGAAATCATTGAACAAAAAGGAGAATAATCATGACTCAAACTACTAACAACACATTGCTTAATTTGGAAGAAACAACACAACCATTTGACCTTGCGACTGCACTCCGCTACATGAAAGAACATGGTGAATTTATCCGCTGCAAGTCAGCGACACAAGACTTTTATATGTATCGCGACGTGCAGAAACGTCCTGCAATTGTGAATGGTCGTCGCAAGTTTGTTGACGTGGAAACGATTTGGGCATTTAACCAGTGGGGTAGTACTACGACGACTATCAACATTGCTGATATGCTCAACGAAGAGTATTGGATTATGAAATTTGACGAACATGGCAACCCAGACTGGTCAGACCCGACAGTTGGGGCGGAGGTGTAATACATGGTTATGATGTTATCTAAAACGCCACCACATCCTGCAGGAATGTTTGAATTTTTACGCGAGCTAATCGCAACAGAGGACGGTCTAGTCCTCTTTTTGCTTGGGCTTATTGTTACCATGGAAATTGTCGATTTTTTATCAGGTACATTCGCTGCTATGATTAACCCAGACATCGAATACAAGTCTAAAATCGGTATTAATGGCCTGATTCGTAAAATGATGGGAATTATTTTGCTTACCGTGTTGATACCAATGTCGGTCTTGTTGCCTGAACAGACGGGTGTGGCATTTCTCTACACAATCTACGTTGGCTATCTCATCTTGACCTTTAAGAGCTTGATCGAGAACTACGGCAAAGCCAAGGGCGACACCTCAATATTTGAAAACGTGACAGCAGCTTTTGAAAAGTTGATTGGTAAAGGCAAATGAAACCAATCAAAGCAATCTTGATTATTATTGTTTTGGGAGCTATGACGCCTATTTTGTGGGTGCTAGCTCCTTTCTATTTTGAAAAGGAAGATAAATATGACAACAGTAAATGAAGCCTTAAATAACGTCCGTGCCCAAGTCGGGTCTGGCATATCAGTAGGTAACGGCGAATGCTACGCTTTGGCTAGTTGGTACGAGCGCATGATTAGTCCGGATGCAACTGTCGGACTTGGCGCTGGTGTGGGCTGGGTCAGCGGTGCAATCGGCGATACAATCTCTGCCAAAAACATCGGCTCATCATACAACTGGCAAGCTAACGGCTGGACAGTTTCCACATCTGGTCCATTTAAAGCAGGTCAGATTGTGACGCTTGGGGCAACACCAGGAAACCCTTACGGACATGTGGTAATCGTCGAAGCAGTGGACGGCGATAGATTGACTATTTTGGAGCAAAACTACGGCGGGAAACGTTATCCCGTCCGTAATTATTACAGCGCTACAAGCTATCGTCAACAAGTCGTGCACCACATCACACCGCCTGGAACGATTACACAGTCAGCACCCAACCTTGCAGGCTCTCGTTCCTATCGCGAGACGGGCACTATGACTGTCACGGTCGATGCTCTCAATGTTCGCAGGGCGCCAAATACTTCAGGCGAGATTGTAGCAGTATACAAGCGTGGTGAGTCATTTGACTATGATACTGTCATCATCGATGTCAATGGCTATGTCTGGGTGTCTTACATAGGCGGCAGCGGCAAACGTAACTACGTTGCGACGGGCGCTACCAAAGACGGTAAGCGTTTCGGCAATGCTTGGGGTACATTTAAATAAAGTTTCAGCCCAGCATTTGCTGGGGATTATGATTTGTGAAAAGGAATGTGGTATAATAAAAATCATGAAATACAATGTAAAAATCAGTCAAAAAATCAAGGAAATAGTAGGGTTAGAAACTTCTGCAACCGATATCCTGATCCACGAAGAAAATCTTGAAAAACATATGTTAAAAAGCAGACATCGAAAGATGATCAAATATATCCCAGATGTTGCTACTATTTTGGATTCGCCGGATTTTGTTGGTCAAAATAAGAATGTGAAGACAGAGAGTTTTGAAGTTATCAAAGTCCTTGCAGATAATGTTCTGGTCGCTGTCAAACTAGATAAGAAAAACGACTATTTCTTTGTGGCTTCGGTTTATGACATCACAGATTCCAAATTAAATCACATGAAGAGAAACGGTCGCATCAAAGCATTTGACAAAATAGAAGATAAGTAG